AATACAACAACAAAAATGTTTGAAGGTTATGATGGCACAAATTGGGTTCAACTTATCCCATCTACATTTGTAGAAACACCATAAAAAGTCCTTGAAATTAATAAATACATATATAGTATAAGGGGAATAGTTATGGCATTTAAAGTTGGTAGCCAAACAGTTATAGATTTAGATTTAGGCGGAGCCACGCAATTGCAAAGTGCGGCTGGTAAAGATATTGCTCTTTATCCAAGTGAAAATATTTGGATTAAAGAAGGCACTAAATTAATTTTTGAAGGCACACTTCCAGATAACTTTGAAGCAAAATTACAAGCAACAACATTAACAGCAGATAGAGACATTATTTTACCTGATGCAGATGGTACATTAGCAACTGAATTATTTGTAAATGATATTTCTGGTGCATTAACAATTTATATTGACAATGAAATTGCTAATAATACAGGCACAAATTTAAACCTTTCTCAAACAGATACTGATGCATTATCTGAAGGAACAACCAACCTTTATTATACAGAAGCAAGAGTAGATGCACGTATTGCATCTCAAGTTAGCGGTAACTTAGATTTAAGTAGTAAAGATACTGATGAGCTTGCTGAAGGATCAAATAATCTTTATTATACAGATGCTAGAGCACAAAATGCTTTATCGTCAACAGTTTCAACAATTTTATCTGATATTACAACAGGAGATGCCTCTACATTGTCATCTGCAAAAGTTTATGCTGACTTTAGAGATACCACTCTAATTGGTGATAGTACTGTAGATGGTACAATTGGTAATACTATTAAAAATAGAATAGATTCAGCAGAAGCAGATGCGTTAGCAGATGCAAAATCATATACTGATACACAAATTGCAAGTGTATCTGGTGGATCATTAGATTTAAGTAGCAAAGACACAGATGATTTAGCAGAAGGTTCAACTAATTTATACTACACAACCGCAAGAGCTAACACAGATTTTGATTCAAGATTAGCAATAAAGTCGACTGATCATCTTTCAGAAGGTGCTAACCTTTATTATACAGATGCAAGAGTAAATACACTCCTTGCAACAAAAAATTACGCTACTACATTATATGCAGATAATGCAGAAGCAGACGCAAAGGTATATACAGATACACAAATTACTAATGTTATTGGTGGAAACTTAAACTTATCAAGTAAAGACACGGATGACTTAGCAGAGGGTTCAGCTAATTTATATTATACAGACGCAAGAGCTGACGCTAGAGCAACATTAAGAATTGCAGCGTCAACAACAGATAATATTTCAGAAGGTGGTAACTTATATTACACCAACGCAAGAGTTGATGCATTACTAGCAACAAAAGGTTACGCTACTACACTATATGCAGACAATGCAGAAGCAGACGCCAAAGCGTATACTGATGCACAAATTTCAAATATATCAGGCGGGTCATTAGATTTAAGCAGTAAAGATACTGACGACTTATCAGAAGGATCAAGCAACCTTTATTACACAGATGCTAGAGCAGATGCTCGCATCACAAGTGCATTAGGTGGAAACGTTATTGTTGGCGGAGACTTAACTGTACAAGGAACTAATTTTATAGTAGACTCTAATACAGTTAATATTGGTGACAATATTATTAATCTTAACGCTGATGAAACAGGTGCACCAAGCCAAAACGCCGGTATTGAAGTTACCCGTGGTACATCTCCAACAGTTAAATTTATCTGGGATGAAACAAATGACAAATGGACTACTGATGGAAAAACACTAACAGCAGGCTCTTTTGAGGGCAATGTTTCTGGTACAGTATCATCTTTATCTAATCATGATACAGCAGATTTAGCCGAAGGCACAAATCTTTATTTTACTAATGCTAGAGCAGACGCTAGGGCTGACGCTAGAATTGCTGCATCTGATACAAATGATTTAAGTGAAGGAACAACAAACTTATATTATACTGATGATAGAGTTTTTGCAAAAACATCAAATATAATTAAAGCTGGTTCTAGAATGAGCATTAGTGCTGATCCACAAACTCAAGAAATAACATTTATTGCAACTGACCAGTTTCCATCACATACCTCTGATAACCTAACAGAAGGTACAAGTAATCTTTATTATACAACTGCAAGAGCTAACACAGATTTTGATTCAAGATTAGCAGTAAAATCAACTGATAACCTTGCAGAAGGCGGAAATTTATATTATACAAATGCACGTGTTAATGCACTACTAGCAACCAAAGGTTACATAACAAATGATACAAACTCATATTTAAACTCTGCAGGGTTTAATACAACAAATGGTGTTCTTACATTGGGTAGAACAGATGGTGGATCTGTAACTGTTGATCTAGACGGAAGATATTCAACAACAGATACAAACACAACTTATACAGCAGGTAACGGTTTATCACTAAGTGGTACAACTTTCTCAATGAGTGGTTCATATACTGGTAGCTTTACAGCAACTGGTGACGTTACAGCATACTCAGATAGAAGATTTAAGCATAATATTGTTACAGTAGAAAACGCTCTTGATAAAGTTACACAACTACGTGGCGTGACGTACGAAAAAGACGGACGTGAAAGTTTAGGTGTAATTGCACAAGAAGTAGAAGAGGTTATCCCACAAGTAGTACATACTGATACTGAAGGTATGAAATCAGTAGCATATGGTAATATAGTGGGTGTTCTAATTGAAGCAATCAAAGAACAACAAACATTAATAACACAACTTCAAGAAGAAGTTAAAAATATGAAAAAATAATTTATACTCATATATTGTTCACATATGAGTGTATAAATACAACAACAAGCAGACCCGCTTGTTTATTAACGTTAATATAATAAGGAGTCACACAAAATGGCAGCTCTACCATCAACCGGTAATACCATCTCGATGGGTCAGGTACGTAACTACTTTGGTCTAAGTGGATCAATTTCACTATACCAACTAGGTACACATATCTCACCTAACGTAACAAGTAACATTAGCTTATCTGCAACATTTGGCGGATGGCAAAACCCGAACATCTACGGTACAGCATCAGGTGTAGCACCAGGATCAGACGAAGGTCCAGGCGCAGTATATCCAGCACCAGATGGAGTAAATACAATATAATTGGATTAAAGGTGTTGTCAACTGTTGACAACACCAATCTAATCACATATAATATAAAAAATCATCTACATGATAGAGTAAACTCAAACACAGGAGAAAACTATGAGTATTCGAACACGATTTGAAATCGAAACATTTTTGCTAGGCGCCCATCCAACAGCGGCACGTAAAGCACAGGTGCTTCAATCAGAACTTTTAGAAGCACGAAAAACAAATCACCCAGACCTACCAGTATTAGAAGCAATTATGGCTGATTTTGAAAAAGACAATGACGTTGCTACATTAGTAGCGAACATTGAGGAATCAGAAGAAGAATATTGGGTAAACCGTCTAGCTCGTCTAGCGGCAATTGATATTTTAACAATTGGTAAGGTACAGCCAGAACATATGAATTATATGGCATCACTTTCAGATGAGGCATTTTCTGCTTCTGTAAAATCAGCAACAGCATTAGCACGTACACTTAATGATTCAGTACGTGAAATTGAAGCCGAGCTTGGTTCTGATATTGTTAATAGCTAATGGTTAGTACCCCTAACTTTTACTATAAAGACAGTAAAGGAACAAATGTTGCAATCTGTGTTCCTGTGCGAGATTATGTAACATCTTCTTTTACCTTTAGTCTCTCTATGCTTATGAAAAAGTGTGGGGAGACTAATCAAAAGACATCGTTACATATGGTTATGGGAAGTGAAGTAGCAATGCAACGCCAGCAATTGGTTGAGCAAGCACTTGAAACAGCATGCACACATATATTATGGTTAGATAGTGATATGTTATTTCCATCTAATCTATTACAAGCATTATTGTCACATGAAAAAGACATTATTGCATGTAATTATTCTACTAGAGTTGAACCTCACAGACCAGTAGCGTTTGACAATCCAGGAAATTTGGATAGTAGAGTTTTGAGCGGAGAAGGATTACAATCTGTTTTCGCTGTAGGTGCAGGATGCATGTTAGTAAAAAGACAAGTTTACGAGCAAATGCCTAGACCACACTATAGCGTTACATGGAACGACGACTATTCAAATATGGTTGGAGAAGATATCTTTTTTTGCGAAAAAGCAAGAGAACACGGATATGAAATATGGGTTGAAAAAACTCTTAGCAATAGCATAGGACATTCCGGAACAAAAATTTATACTTTAAAAGGTGACTGCAATGTTTAATATGGAAAAATTTAAAAATCAAAGTGTAGTTACGCCTTGGGATAGACTAAAAAAGTTTGTGTTTAACAGTTATCCAGTAGTGGAAACAAATACAGACAATATGGAAGAAATCATACAAATTGCCAAAGAGCACCAAGGTGTTTCTGATTTTGTATGGTTAAAAGATCCAGAAGCAAAGGCCAGAGAAAACTTTCCTTGGCACTTCCGACCATCTGATGATAGCCGTAACTTTATTCACTTATTTCCAAACGTAATTGCAAGAACAGGTAGTGTTGTTGGTTGGGGTAAAATAAAACTTATTCCTACAAATATCGACAATGTTAAAGGAACTATCAAAAATAAAATTGTTGGTACATTTAATGAAACAACATTTGATGTGGTTATGATCAGCTACCACGAAGCAGAAGCAGATCAAAATTTTCAGAAATTAAAATTGAAATATCCAGATGCAAAACATGTAAAAAATGTTAAAGGTATTGGAAACGCTCACAAAGAAGCCGCCGCTATGTGTGATACTGCGATGGTTTATATTGTTGATGCAGATGCTGATATTGTGGATAGTTTTAACTTTGACTATATTCCGCCTATGTCTAAAAGAGACAACACAACATATGTTTGGGCGGCTAGAAATCCAATTAATGGTTTAGAATATGGTTTTGGCGGAATTAAGTTATTCCCACGTGAACAACTTCTTGAAATGGGACATGAGCTTCCTGACTTTACTGGTGGTGCAGCATTTTATCAACCAATCAGTAATGTTGCATGTATTACACGCTTTAATAAAGACCCGTTCCGTACTTGGAGAAGTGCATTCCGTGAATGTGCAAAACTTGCAAGTGGTATTCAACAGCAAAATACACCGTCGAAACAAACAACTGAAAGACTTGAAGGATGGACTACTATTGATAATGGCGCCCGATTTGGACGTTATTGTATCAAAGGCGCACTAGAAGGTAAAGAGTATGGTGAAGAGTTTTTTGATAATGTAGACGAATTAAATAAAATTAATGACTTCGATTGGCTACGTGAACGTTTTGTTGAGAGTATGAAAAAACGTATTTCAGCAGACGATTAATAATTTAAAAACCATTTAGGATTGTTCTTGAATGGTTTTTATTTTGGCTAAAATATGCTTGTTACTTAGTTGACTTTTCACACCTGGATGTAGTGGTTGTGGAAAATTACCAATACCAGTCCAACTATAACCATTACTTTCAGCATTTAATTTTTTAGGTATAAATTCTTTTTTAACTAAAATTACAAATGTGTGATATGTAAATTTATTATCATTACTTGTGTAACTACTTAATGGAAACACTTTTTGGTAGGCAGGTATACTGCCAATCTCTTCTTGAATTTCTCTAAGAAGAGTTTCTATAGGACGCTCAGCACCTTCACTTTTTCCGCCAAAAAACCCCCATGTACTTGGATACTTTACTTGGCTACTTCTTTGTTGCATTAAAATTCTGCCTGTTGCTTTGGCTAAAATTATGCATCCACTTGCATTCATTTAATTTACCTATTCTTGATTAAAAGTTATTACAGGGTATTTAACCATATTGTTTTTTATAATTTTGTGATAATCTCTAACTGAAAAATTTGGATTATGTTGTTTTAGTACTTTATACCACCTGTAATATCCATTAGGATTTTTATCATTAGTGTCAAAATATTCACTACTATTTACATGCCAAAATAATTTGCTTAGGTAAATCATACTTTGATGTACTTGTGTGGGGTTCATTTTTTGTTGTGATATGTCTGACAAATTTAAAAAATCAGTTTTAATAGTTTTATGACTTTTAATCCAACTGTTAAATTTATTAATTTCGTTATATAACCCGTAGTTTGGATTTAAATATTCTATAGGAGACTTATAAAACAAAGCATATTTTATATTTGGATATTTAGGTAGATATTTTTCAATAACAGTGGTTGCATGATGCAAGTTTAACCAGGAAACTTCTACACAAATACTATTTGTTTGTTTTAAATTGTAATTTAAAATTTTTACAGTGTTTAACACACTGCCTCTTTTATTATTTAAAATCTCATGCCAACAATCATGACCATCAACTTTTATCATTTACAAGTATAGTCTCCAATAGCCTTGTTTGTATATACCTTCATAACTATTGTACCATTCTTTTCCATTCCATTCAAGTTGATCTTGGCTTGCATTGTTTAGTAAGTACTGCTGATTATTGTTTGATTTACTGTCAAATGATACAACCCAATTAGTACCATTATACTCGATAATGTCATTAGTATTTGCTACAACACCTCCCCATGGTCCTGATCCAATTGTATCTTTTGTAACCATATATCGTTGTCCTTGTGATGCAACTGGTACATTGCCTGAACCAGGATATGCTATCGTTGGATCAATAACACCATCAATAGGTGATATTGTATTTGCAGGAAGTGTATCCTGATCAACGTCTACAATTAAAATGTTATCATCTTGCGGATCAAAACTTAAAGTACCAACAATATCATTATCAATATCACCAGGATCGTCACTTTTTCTTAGACGTATTTGGCTAATACCGCTACGTAGTTCACCAAAGTTTTCTAACTCGTCTTTCCATGACAGTATTGTTCCGTTATTATTATCTTCTCCAGATGCTGTAAGTAAAAAAGCATTACCGTTTTCAAAACGTAATTTTCTCTGCTCAAATGTGACAACTGTATATTTTAATGTTGTTTCATCAAATGGTAAATTTTCTTTAAATAAATCTAAATTAGTATCATCTAAACTATAAAGTTCATTAATAAGTGTGTGAATAAGTTTTTGCTGTTTTACTTTTGCTGGTGGGTTTATTAATACTGGCATCTGAAACGTAAGTGTTGATACATCAATAATATCGTCAATAGTACTACCAATGCTCCTACTACTCCAAAGTGTGTTTGTCATTTCAACATAACTTAATGAACTCCAATCAAGTGGATTGCTACTAGTGTTTATGTTAAGTGTAGGATTAAATAATACTAGTATTTGTTCTAATAATTGTAATTTTTGATCAGTATTTGATGTCCATACATCACAGTTCATAACAAGATTGTACGGAACTGGCATGTGTCTTTCTACAGTATAAGTTCTTCCTATTTCATTTTCATATGTACCAGTTTCATGATTTATTTTCTTCTCTGCCACTTGTACTTTTTCAACATAGTCTTGACTTAATCTTCTTTCTGGAGCCATATTTAAATCTGTAACATAACAACTAATAAGAGGAACAGTGTTAACAATATTTTCACTATTTTCTCTGGTTATGTGTGCCGCCATACGATTAATATCACCGTATCTTACTGGAACTTTTTGATAGATAGGTAGCCCAGCATTATCTGAACCCATTTGTACATTAAACCCACCAAACAGTCTAATAAACTGTTGGATATAACGTCTTAATTGTTTGTCATAAAAATATTGTGCCATTATTCAAAATCACTCTTTGGTTTAATTACTTTACTTAATGCTTGGCGCTCACCAAATTCTTGGTTATCAACAACAGTGGTATTTTTATTTTCGATAAACGAGCTTGCATTATATGTTCTATCACTCCATGTTGTGGTGTTTTCTTGATCATATAATCTGTGCCAACGGCTTCCTCTGTATACAAACAGTCTATTAGGACTAAAATCTGTTCTTACAAAATATTCTCCATCGGTTGGATCTTGTGGAAATTGATCACCTTGTTGTAGTGTTTCACCGTGATCGTATTCTTCAGTATCCTCATTAGAACCAAATAAATGATCTGCTAATGGTATTCCTAATGGATCTGCTTCTTCAGCACTTTTTACAATAGCATTACTGATATTCATTTCAGTTTGGTAACTACTTAGTGCATTTTTAAGACTTTCTGGATCGTTAGCATTACCAAGTATGTCTGAGTATTCTTGTGTATCTGTTAATGGTGCCACTTTAACCCTCCAAATATGAGGGAACCACGTTTGACTGAATCCTTCACTTCCTCTCGCTGCGTCCTGTACTACATAAAATTTATTAACTGCTTCTCTGTCGTGGTTAAGTAATAAGTCATCTCTTAAATGTGGCAACTCAAAAACATCGCCAGGCATTAACTTTCGTCCTAATTTTTCTACCATATCATTGATATGAAAACTAATAAACAATGTGTCGTTTGTTAAAAACAAACCAAATTG